CAAAGATTCTTGACTTCATACTGTTTTGTTGTATAAAGTCTTGCATATCTATGGCCCCCAAAAGGTTAATATCAGAAGCAGCGGACTGGACCAAAAAATTAAGACCAGAGCGAATGCTATGAGACTTGATGCCTTTATCGGTACTTTCAACATTAGGTAGCCTCCTCTTTCGGCCAAAGTAGCTGTACACATATCCATTCTGTTCGATAAACTTTTGCCTATCTTCAATCCACGCTTTTAGACTATGGAATGTGCCAAAATATTCATTAATTACTTCTGTGGCCTCGTTCTTTGAAAAATACTTACCACTGTCTTTTGTTACTTGTTCACTGATCTTTGCAGGGCCAGCTCCGTACATAATACCAAAGGTAACGGCTTTTGCAGCCTGTCTACGATCTGAGTATAACTCTGCTACTTCTTCTACTTCGCAAGGAAGTCGAAACACCTTGTGAGCAATAGTACTGTGGAAGTTGCCTCCAGATCGGAACACATCCATTAAGGCTACATCATTTGCAAGAACTGCCGCAACGTATACTTCGGCAGTCGTCAGGTCCATAGCAACAATCTTGTGGCCTGGAGCTGCCTTGATACACCCCTTTACAGTAGGGTTATCCCGAGGAAGCTGCTGCATATTAAGTTTACCACTAGAACTAAGGCGACCAGAAGTAGTACTGTGCAGATTAAAGCCTGTGCGAAGACGAGAGTCTCTATCCAACTGAGGTATAATTTTGTCAAGGTAAGTATTCTTGATTTTGGATTTTTGTCTGATATCCAAGATGAGTTTAGGTACATCGCTTTGAATTGCGAGTTCCTTGAGGACTTCCGCATCCGTAGAATCTGCGCCCGTCCCAGTTTTCTTTCCAGTCGGTTTAAGGCCAAGTTGGTCAAATAGTAACTTACGCAACTGCAGAGTAGAATTAGGATTAAAAGGTTTTGCATTTATTTCCTCAAACCTCCGTACTTTTGGATTTTCATAGAGCTTGGCGATTGCTGTATCAATGTCAGTTTGCATTGCGTCTTGTGCAACATACAAGCGTTTCTTGTCAAAAGGCACTCCATTGTCCTGTATATCTGTCAGAAATCGAGTACCTGGAATAAGAATATTCTCATATACAGAATTGAGTTTTTTGTTTTGTTTAATTTTCTTAAACTTCTCATACAGCAAGAAAGTACATAAAGCATCCATTGCTGCATAAGTTTTCATAATATCAAAGGGAATAGCTCCCCACTGAAAGTCACCTTTCAGAATGCCATGCTCTTTACGATACTGGTCAATCCAGTCATACATGGGCTTTTCATAGTCTCCGTAGGGAGTGTACTTTAGTGATAGAGTCTTTAGGCCGTGCCCTCCGGGATTCTCGTCTATGAGGTAATGGAGCAGCATGGTGTCCTCAAAACGAGGAAACTTGAAGTGAAAGTGATACTCGAAAAACGCCATATCGAACTTAGCGTTGTGAAATACTACGATCTTCTTGTTAAATAACTCTTGCAGAAGTCTTTCAGTCTCATCATTAAAACAATCGGTATCAATATAAGCACCGAACTTATTATTATAAGACAGACTAATACCAAGCATATAACCATCACGGGGATATAACCCAGTTGTCTCAGAATCGAGTGCAACATATTCACATTCTTCTCTGATGGCGGCCTGAATAAATTCATTTGCTTTCTCCGTATCTTGGATGCCAAAAGCAACGTCTTCATTGACGGTTATATCCTCAAAGTCACCAGCGATATAGTTCTTAATACTCTCCTTAGAGTCGTCCCATGTTCTTTTAGCTTCTGGCTTAAAGGCAAGCATTGCAGGATTGATAACAGGTAAGAACTTGCCTTCGATCTTCTTACCCGAATATTCTGTTACTGAATTAACTTTTGTGTAATACTTGAGCGCGTCCGATCCAACAAGAATAACCCAGTCATAATCATCTGGGCTCATGTCGATGTCGCAGTCTCGTTTCAATACTTTCTTGAGATCAGGATTAGAGCATAACTGATACTGATCAAACTCAAAAGCATTGTCAAATTCTTGTTTAAAATTAGTTCTACTTGGTTTAGTTTCTACTAATGCAACTCTAGGCATATAATTGTCTCCTTAGGCTGTCTACCTGAGATTGATTCAGTGCCCCGGCATCTATGTACTTGTCTCCAAATGCAATGTTACGGGTATTGAGACCAAATTTCTCGCACTGTTCTTTAACTCTTGCGGCCCCGCTCTGACCGGCTTCGTCATTGTCAAGAAAGATATCTATGTTTGTAACTCCCTGAACGGATAACATTTCTAACTTTTCGTCTGTAAAGTTTTTTACGCCAAAGCAGCATACTGCATTGGTCAAGCCCTTATCGTGTAGATTTAGAACATCGAATATTCCTTCTACTAAAATAACACTGTTCTGTATTGTAGAAACAGTGGGAAATAAAGGCATCTTTGCTCCAACAGGAGCATTGTAGTATTTAGGCATCTGAGTAGTCTGAGTTCTGGCTTGAATTGCAACTATCTTTCCTGTTCTGTCACGAATAGGAAAACAAATGCGACCACTAAATTCTTTCTGTCCGCTCATAAATGCTTCAAATTGTCTATAGGTTTTCTGGCTAATACCGCGCCAAGTGCCCATAAAAGTAGTAGCGTCACGAGGAAGTTCTATACCGCTGCTTTCCTCCCGCACTTGTTGAATTTTCTTTTTCAACAACTGACGCTTGATCTCCATTTTATTTGCTTTTTGTCCGAAGTGAGTAAACAAGTTACCTTTATACTCACACGAAAAACAGTTGAATATGCCTGTTACCTGGTCAATACGCATACTTGGATTTTTATCAGGGTGCTCAGGATTAAGACAACTGACAACAAAGTCTTTGCCTTTCGGAATATATGGAATATTTTTTGCGTTAAGTAAATCTTCTACGTTCAATAGTTTTCATCTACGCCCCAGCCAGCAGAGGCTAAAGCATCTCCATCCCAGTCATCTAAATAGTTTTCACCATCATAGTAATCGTCATTCTCTCCGTGTAGCATAGAGTCGCAGACATCTTGAGCATACTGATAATAGTCTGTATGCTCATCATCAAACAGGTGAAAGTACTTTGATAAGCGTGTCAAAATTACATCAGCGTGCTCATAGTCTCCGATATCCATATCTTTTTCTAGGATATCAAAGAGTTCTGTAATTTTTGGCTTCAGTCTTCGGTTCATTTTTCTGGGAATCCTTCTTGAACAAATACGCCGATAGTGCCTATCTGTCCCTCTGTCAAGGCCTGTGCCCAAGGATACATCATAGCAGACTGAGCACCAATAGGATGACCCATTCTATAATGTAGTAGCTTGCTAATAATATCATCGGCAGACTGTCCTGCAAGTTGAGGCCCAATACCGCCCTGCCCCTGAGCGCCGTGACAAGTGGTACACATCTTCCACTCCTCTCGAATATTTTCAAAGCGATCTTCTGCTTCTACTGCGGGTGCCAGCATTAGTAATGCTGTGGTGAATAAAACTTTTTTCATCTTCTCATCCTTGCGATGTCTTTCATGTGTTGTTCGTCAATAATCGGTACTGCATTCGACTTGTGCATAGTCCCTATCCCTTTAACCAACTGTCCTGTATACTGCATCGGGTCGTGCCGAGCGGCAACTCCAGTTGTGTCGGAGGCACTTCTGTACTCAGGTGTTTCTCGTCTATAAGGTTTTGGAGAGTTTGATTGAACTGCTCGGATAGTTCGTCGAGAGCTCTTAGTACTGCTTTTCTTTTTTCTACCGCTAGTTGTATGTCGAAGTGATCCATATATCATTCCCATAAATAAAAAATCCCCACTGATTGAAGTAATATTATACAGCAATCAGCAGGGAATGTCAAGCATTATTTTTGTTAAAGGTCGTATACATCTTCTTCTGTTTTATGAGATGAACTCTCTTTCTCTTTTGGAGTGAGAGCTGTATCAGGTCCAATCTTTAGAGTTTCCCAATCCATAGTAGAAGTAAAGTGCTTCATACTAGCTGATCTCATTTTTACACAGTTAAAACTAATGCATTGATCCTCTTGGTCCCATGTATCAAGAGTGTAAGCCGCGTCTGCCGCATCAAGGATGCCTTTAGCAAATCTCGCCTCTCCCGTAGCATCAGTTTGATACGGAGAGAAAACAGCACACTCATACTCTTGTGCCATGGATTTCAATGCTTTACTTACTTCAATCTGTTCTGTCCAGTCGTACTGACCTCCCCGGGAAGGTAGGTGGGACCGCTTAACCTGGTTGATATAGTCAACAATAATGACGCGAGCGTCCAGTCTATGAACTTTTTTGTCAAGCTCTGCTCTAATCTTCGCAATAGTAAGACTAGGATCATAAACAACGTCCAACTGCTGAGTCGGGAGAAGCTCATGTTGAGTAGTTAGTTTACGATGGAACTCGTTGTAGTCTCTAGACTGACTGTTTCTATATTCCTGTAAGCGATCCTGACCATTTTGGAATCGAGCGGCTTGCCATCCTGCAACCTTTTCCCACTCAGTGTTGGTAAGGTTTCCAGAACGGATTCTCGAAAAAGGTACGCCAGTAGCAATAGAACAACATCGTTGCAATATCGCTCTACTATCCATCTCAATAGTGAAATAAATAGCTGAATGCCCAGACTGAAAGACGTTGTTTGCAACATTTGCACAAGTAATAGATTTACCAGAACCTCTTCTACCGCCGACAAGAATAAGGTCTCGAGGGCTGAAAGTGATATCCTGATCGTAATCGAGATTTAGACCCAAGCCTATTTGCTTGGCACGATCTTCTTCGGGCTCCAACAAGTTGATGCGTTGCATACTTTCTTGAGGAGCTTCTAGGTCTACTTTAGTCTCTATATCCAGAACCAACTGATGTAGCTCATCAACTGACTCTTCTGCATCTGCAAACAACACCGTATTGTCGATATACCTATCCAAAGAGTTTAATATCTCTTTTTGTGTATACTCATTTTTCAAATACTCAAGTAGTGTAGCTGGATCTACATCTACGTCAACATCTTCTAAGGCATAGACCTTACTCTTAGTTGCAGGATGACGTATGTTTAGCTTGAGATCATCGAATGAAGGGAACTGGTGGTGAGTTTCACAATGTTTATCAATTGCCTCATATAACAGATGATATTCTGTAGGAAGATACTCTTTACGCAGATAGCTCCACGTCTCAAAGTCTCCCACAGTAATACACTGCTTCAACAAAGCACTAGATATATTCAACAGTTCCCCCGAACATAAAAAGGCCGACCCCTATGTAGAGGTCAGCCGCCTACAGCATAAAAAAATTAAGCTTTTGCAGACTTAGCTGCGCCGTCATAGTCAGCGGCAGTCAAGCCACGACGAGTCAACATAGTCTTGACTCCACGTGCAGTTTTACCGATAGACTCGGCAATAGCTTCTACAGTCATAGAAGCAACATCTACATCAGCGAGAGGGTCAGCGTTTGCTGGGCCCTTAGTGTTTTCCTGACGAGGGATCGCTTGGATATCACCAGAACGAAGAAGGCTAAGAGCCTTACCACGAACACTGTTTACAGAACGGCCAAGAGCCTCTGCAATAGCCTCAACGAAAGCGCCATCATTCACCATGCCGATGAAAGTAGCCTCTTCTTCAGGCGTGTAGGTACGCACAGATTCAGCCTTAGGAGCAGGTGCGACGTGCTCAGTCAACTCCATAGACAAGATTTTGCCTTGAATTGACTTGGCTGAGAAAGAACCGCCTTCAAAGTGCTCAGCAATTTGAGCATAAGTGTACTGACCAGAGTTGTCAGTAACGAAGGTACGGAGGGTAGCTTCTTGAGCTTCGCTGAAAGATTTGCCAGCAGCTGCTGAAGCGAGTTCTACTTCAAATCCCATCTTTCGCAGTTTGCTAGAGATAGAACGAGCAGATGTTTCAAGCTGGTCTGCTGCTTCTGCAACAGTAGCCTGAGAAACGGGGCTCTCAGAACCCACAAAGTTAGTGAGCGCTTCAGTACGCTCATCGGTCCACTTAGGAAGTGCCATATTAGTTCTCCAAAAAAGAAATTAGGTCTGTAACTATAGTTACGCCAGTGTCTCTGGCTTGTCTAGTTTTTGCGGACTCTTGCCCGCCCTCATTAACGAGGTGTGTGACTTGCTTAGTTAAACTGGACTTTACTTCATATCCAGCCGCGTTCAAGGCCGTTGTAGCTTCGGCTTTAGACTTGAAACTCTTCAGTCTACCTGAGATACATACGGTTCCTTTACTCGCAAGCGGCAATGAAGGAGTATCAGAAAAATACCAACTACAAGGAATATGCTCCTGAAAGTATGGCAGCTCATTTTCTATCCACTCAAGCAAGTTGTGTGTAGCCTTTGGGCCCAATCCGGCACGCTCACAAGTGTCTGCATTGATATTAGAAATATGTGATATAGTCTCAGACAGCTTCCGTGTTGCCGTATTTCCAATCAATGGAATACCAAAGGCAGGTAAAAGGCGCTCAAGTGGAGCATCGAACGAATTCAATATCTCCAACATGAGCTTAGAGGTCACTTTCTCAGAGCCCAACGATGCTAAGATACTCTCCTCCGTAGAGGTGTAAATTTCGGACGGGCACGTCCAACCAAGTTTCTTGATAGATGCAGGGCCGAGGCCTTTGATCTTCATAGTCTTGGCAAAATGCTCCACTGCTTTAGCATTTTGTGCAGGGCACAGATGATTACGGCAGTACAAAGAATCATTTACCCATTCTAACTCACTGTCGCAAGAAGGACAGTTAGTAGGGAAGTTGATTTCTTGAAACATGGACTACTCCGAAAAAGTGAAAAGATATTATACGACAGAATTGACCTAAATGTCAAGAACTATTTTTCTCGACGTCCACTCGTCTGACGATCCGTGGAATGATCTCACCACTGCGTATAACTTCAACTGAACAACCTATTTCTAGGTTGAGGGAGCGAATGTACTCGATGTTGTGTAGAGTTGCACGGCTCACTAGCGCATCTCCCACTTCGACTGGGCGTAGGATAGCAACTGGGCTCACAACTCCCGACTTGCCAACCTGCCACACAACATCAAGTAATTCTGTAATAACCCCATCTTTCTGCTCTTTAAGAGCGAAAGCCCCTCGAGGGTGGTGAGCTGTATATCCCAGCTTATAAAAGGCATCATAGCTATCTACTCTAAACACCTCGCCATCTGTTGGATAGCCAGTTGCATCGAAGTGAGTGATAGTATGAAATCCTTGCTGGGCCAAATGATTCATTGCTTCGGAGAGACGCTCATAAGATACGTCGCCTTGTATATCATACGCAACAAAGCGTAGTTCCTTACAACGCTCACGAAACTCCATATAATCTTTAAGATTAAGCGACCCCGCTGCAAAGTTGCGAGCATTTGGAATCGTATCGGGCGCTACGACCTCGCCGGTAATCTGAAGGTTGCCCTTGATGCCGACTACATTTGGGACTAGCTCTTCCATCTTCAACGTGATATCACGACCAAGCTGGCCGTCACCTCGAGTCAAAGCCTGTGCTAGATGGCCGTTAACATATTGCAACGACACTGCTGCCCCATCTAGTTTAGGTGTACGCACCATAGGTGCCGTACTACTTTCTATATCTTCTAGATTAAACACCTTTTGTAGAGAGTACATACGATACATATGAGGAATGCCATCAGTAACCTGATAACCAACCTCTTCATATCTATACTTTCTTGCAAGCGCATCAAACTCTTCATCCGACAAAATCGGATTACCGTTATAATACATTGCAGATGCTTTTTCCAAAAAATGATGCATAAAGTTCCCTCACTGAATAAAGTATATTATACAGAAAGAAGGAACAAAAGTCAAGAACTATTTTGTATAAAGGCCCTCGATGAGATCTGCGAAGTGCTCTTCAATAATTTCCTTACTTTCTGCAAGTGATATAATCTCTGTCAATCCCTCGAACATATTACGAGAGTTGTCAAAGTCTAAAGGCATAGCAATGCCCTCGCTACTTGGCTTCCATTCTTCCTCAAAGTCAAGGTAGTACTTACGTAAATGTAGGTACTCTACTCCTCGAAATGAGTTGATAGTAAGGCGAACCTGTACTTCTTTTACTTCATCGTAGTGTATTATCTTTTCGTAGATTTCTGGGGCTTGGTATAATTCCATACTAAGCCTCGTTCTTCAACACGGAAGATAATGGGACCACACTTGTTACATTGGCAGGTTTTAACAGGCGATAAGAATCCGTATCCCAACAAAACATTAGGATAGTATCATCGGACTCCTTAGCTCTATTTTTCTTTTGCTGTATGTAAGGTGTGCTAAAATCTAATGTGCAGACATTGTATTTTAGTTTATTACTATTTTCACTACGGTAAGTAATAACAGAGTCGCCCTGCTCTCTTACCAAGTCTGCTAGTTCTTCTTTTTTCACAATAACTCCTAGTGAAGCGGGTTGGCAGAATCTTCTTCCGTGCCGTCTTACTAGAAATGCGAAAGGGGCTTACGCCCCAAGAATTAGCTATTTACTGCTGAAATAACACCTGCAAAGTACATTGCTGCTTTACCTGTCAACTTGCTAACGATCTCTTCGTCAACATCTTGACCAGCATCAGTCAGTGCTGCTGTGAGCGTTTCAATAGCGGCTGCTTTAGATACACGGCCACCGCCTGTGCTACCGCCTGATGAAGCTGATTTAGTTGCTGGAGCTTTCTTTACATATACACCAGCTTTAGTCAGAACCATACGAACACCGTTTGGTGACTGCTCGAATTGCTCTGCGATCTCTGCGACGATCTCCATGCTGTTTTCTGGAGTTGGGTTAGCGGCCTCGTATGCTTCGATAACTTCCGCCTTCTGTTCGTCTGTCCACGCCATTTTACGTTTCCTTCTGTTAGTTGTTAGTGGTGCTCCGGGACAATTACCCGTAGCCTGTAGTTGTGATAAATAAAATCGGTCGCCCATTGGTTTCCTCAGTTTCAATACTATGTATTATACCTGTATGAGCGATAAAAGTCAAGAACTATTTTTAGTTAAGTAGTTGAAGTTCTGCATGTACTCTTGCTTCTACTTCTTTCATTTTTTGGTGATGCTCAACGCTTTGAACAAATCCCATAGGTATTACTTTATTAGTAAAAAGATTTCCATTTACGTCATAAAAAGATTTAAACCCTTTTTCCATAGTTTTTCTTACTACAATAGCAACATACCCTGGAGTGAGGTAAGCTTTTCCAAATCTAACTTGAAACTTACCTTCTCTTTGTTTGTGCCAAATGTCTCCATCGTCTCGAGTATCAGTATCTGTTATATAGCTCATACCTTCTATAGAGTTATAAATTTCTGGGTCTGTTTCTTTTATTCTTTTTAATATTTTAGCTCCTATACCTTTGCCTTCCCATCTTATATCATACATATCTGGTATATATAATTTTGTGTAAAGCTCATTACAGGTTTCTACAGTTCCTTCTTCTTCTACACTGAAAGTAGTTATAACTCGATTTTGTCTGTGTTTGGACCCTGGAATAATATTAGGGTTTCTATGGAAGTACGAAGACAGCCAAGTATCTCGGTGTTTAGGAGCCATTTTATATACTTCTTCTTCAACAATACACTTGTTGTACAACAAGTAATCAAGCACTGCATCTTTTACTTCTTGCGTTGTTATAATAACAGGTTTTTTCCTACCATTGACTCTGCCTAGCTCTTGTACAATTGCACCTATCTGTGCGGAGCGCGTCATTTTGTTATAGTATATTATTTTATTGTGGTTAGGAAAAGTTGTACTCATAGACATAGAATACTTGCCTATAAAATTACCTAATAAACTTTTTACAGAACCGTTATACGCTCCTCCATCTACGATTTTTTTAGCCATCCACTCGTGAAAAGCTTGTTCAGGATGTAAGTTTATTAGCATATCTTGTGCTGCAAAAACATCAATAATATCTTTTAGTTCCTCGGGTAAGTCTGAGTCTATTCCATTATTTTTGTATGCTTTATACTTAGAAAGCACTTCTTCAAAAATTGAACGATCTACTAGATGCCACTGAGCGTCTTTCAAGCCCTTGAATCCGGGATATGGAGTAAGTACTAGAGATTGCTTTCCTAACACTAATTTTGTATGTAATAGATCGTGGGCGGTCGCACTTATACACCATAAATGATCGCACTGGTTATTTTTTAATAACTCATTTACAAAATTATCTATTTGTACCGTGCTAGCTATCTCCTCGCCTAACGTATATCTATGTATTTCATCTAAGTATACGTGCTGAGGTATATTTGTTTTCTTACTCATAGACAGAAGACTTTTTGCTGCAGCAAAGTTAGATATATTTCCTAAAAGAACACATATTATAGGATAGTAGTCCCCTTTTAGTCGGTCTTTATATACAACCTTTAAATCTTTTTTATTTGTAATAATAGTAGGCGACAAACTGCGCTTTTTTGCTTCTACATTAAATTTTTCTAAAGCATCTTGTTTTACTACGTGTTTATCGTAAGTAAAAAGAAAATGATCGCAGTCTTGTTTATCAAGGATACTATTTATAACCCAAGTTGTTTTTCCTGATTGACATTCTTCAGATATTACAGCAACTACATTTGTTACTATTTCTAAAGCTAGTGGGTGCTTATCTGCGTCTAAAGGACTTGTAGTACTTTTAATCAGTTTCATTTAAATTCGACTAAGGTCGACTCCATATTTTTCTAAGTGTGATAGTTTTCCAAGGTCATACGCGAGAGAGTAAGCAGCGTACCCACCTGTTTCCACGTTAGCCCATTTTTCTGTATCGTCTCTAACCTCTTCCATAACATATATCGCATAGCATTTACTTCCGTACTTCTTTTCGTAGTTGACATCTATAAAGCCTGCTTTTTCTGCTTGGTAGTCTACTGAGAGTTCATAGTCTACTCTTGCGGGTTTTTGGTAGACGGCTGACCAGACGATTTCTCCTGGCGAGAACGATTCCGCAACGCAAGACTCAGGGAGTACAGCGACTCCGCTTTCTCTCTCAACTCTCGGCACTCCGACTCGCTCAATGATAGATCTAATGAAGCCACTCGATCTAAATAATCCTGACGCGATCTCAGCGATAGATTCTCCTGATAGGTATCGTTCAACTGTTTCACGAATTTCTTCATTTGTCGCTCCTCGTCCGCGATTTTGTTTTTTACGTAATTCACGATACTCGACTTTATCTTGGTAATCATCAATTATTCTCTGTAGGCGCGTGGTATTGTATGCTATATTCAGCATACTGCATGCTTCCTTCTTGGAAATTGGTTGCTTTCCATTCAAAAGAGAAATTACTTTCTGTATGTTCGTTTCCGATAAATTCTCGTGGTCTTTCTTCTTTACTCTTCGTACCAAAGATCTGCTCCCAGTTTTCGTAAAATTGTCGTGTGTTTTCTACTCGCGATCTACTGCCCTTGCTCACGTGGATCATCTCCTATCATCATGCGTAGATACCAAATGGCTTTTTCTACGTCTTGCTTTTTGTTCTGCTTGTTCTTACAGCGCCAGATGTACTTGAATGCATTGAGATGGCAATACTCTTCAAAGCCTTCGGCTGAAGTAATCTGTCGCATTGCGTCGATACACTCGACCCCGTCGCGATTATAATGTGCAGGGCTGTTTACTGGATCGTGAACTAGCTTGCCTGGACTTCTGTAGCTCAGACCGTCACCTCCATTAGATCTCGTCCAACCCTCTGGTAATTTAGATTCTTTTGGTAAGTTACTCAAAACTGATCTGCCTCCGTTGAGTCTGCCATAGCCGCGGTACTACTACCAAGAGCTGTGGTGATTGCGTCAAAGTATCCAACACCCACTTCCTGTTGGTGTCGAGTTGATGTGTATCCAAACTGTTCTGCTGCAAACTCTGCTTCTTGTAGTTGAGAGTAAGCAAACATTCCTCGATCTTTGTACTGACGAGCAAAGTTAAATACGCCATAGTTTGTAGCATGGAATCCTGCAAGTGTAATAAACTGAAACTTGAAGCCCATTTTTCCAAGCTCATACTGAAAGTCCTGTAGTTCCTGATCTCCAGGAATAGACTTTCTCCAGTTGAAAGAAGGAGAGCAGTTGTATGCTAACATTGCGTCAGGACAAGATCCTTTTACCGCGTCAGCAAACCGTCGAGCTTCTTTGAGACAAGGCTTGCTTGTTTCACACCACACGAGGTCTGCGTATTCTGCATATGCAGCCCCACGTTCACATCCCATTTCAAGTCCGCCTTCGATCTGCCAAAATCCGTCAGCAGTACGATCTCCGGACATCCACTTGTAGTCTGCTTGGTCGTAGTCGCTAGAGAGGAGTCTGGCTGACTCGGCATCAGTCCGAGCGACGACCAGAGTATCAACCCCAGCAACGTCAGCAGCAAGACGAGCGGCGTTAAGATTGCGGATAGCGTCACTAAGAGGTATAAGGACTTTTCCTCCAAGGTGACCGCATTTTTTGGCGGACGCAAGCTGGTCTTCAAAATGGACACCAGCTGCCCCAGCTTCGATGAGGTTTCTAGCCAATTCATAACTGTTTAGTACTCCTCCAAATCCTGCTTCTGCGTCTGCAATAATCGGTGCAAACTCAAAGCCAGTACCACTTTCTGCATACTGGATTTGGTCAGCACGACGGAAAGCGTTGTTAATGTTACGCACAACATTGGGTACAGAATCTACACTATAAAGAGACTGGTCAGGATACACCTCATTATTTGTATTGGCTGATGCAGCGACTTGCCAGCCTGAACAATAAATTGCTTTAAGCCCTGCTTTGACGTGCTGTACAGCCTGCTGACCATTGTACGCTCCAAATGTGTGAATGTAAGGGTTTTCTGCAAGAAGCATACGCATTTTGTTTGCCATTTTTCTTGCAAGTGTATGTTCAATATCCATTGTGCCCTGAAGTTTTCTTACATCTTCACGGCTGTAGTTTCGTTTTTTCACTTTGCTGTAATCCTCTGTTCGTAGTCAGCAAGAGACTCATCCCACCAAGGGGGAGTTGGTCGATGAGACCAACTGGCGAAAGTAGCCTTGTCAAGATGATAATAGTCACGGTAAGACTGTATTGGATCATCATAGTTCTTGAGTATGTCAGGCATCGCAAGTCCAAACGTGGTAAACCCCACTCGTTCAAGATTGACTGGGTCAGGTAGTTTGTTGATGACCTGCCAGAATGACTTGTGTTCTTTGCCGTAGCGATACCGAAATTCCTCTGCGAGTGCATGAGCATAGCACCATGTCCACTCATAGTTATCTAGTGATGATCGAGTCCATATCGTGCAGGGATGATTGTACATCATGCCGAGATACGGTGTAAGTTTACGCTCTTCGGGTTTTAGAGGCTTCTCAACTTTCTTGTATTCATTGAGAACTGCAGCTTCGTCTTTTTCAAGAGCTCGTGGTATAAAACCTAGCAAGCGGTCTACCCAAATGGCAGTACACAAAAGCTGTGCAGCTTCGAGTATCATTTTGTTGACGTGCTTGTCTACGTGATACTCAGCACACTTGTCTAGGTCTTTGTCAAGATAAAATAAGTTCATGATGTAATTATACTTGAAACACAACTAAATGTCAAGAATTAATTACCCTCTCGCAGCTTATTTAAAATGTATGCAGGATCTGTAAACATATAAGGATCCTTCTTGTGATTATCTTCTCGACCTTCTTCAATGAACCAATCTGTAATATGTCCATTATCTACTACGGCTGCATAACGCCATGATCGACGACCGAAGCCAAGATTGTCTTTATCTACAACCATTGACATTGCTTCGGTAAAGTTTGCATTTCCGTCAGGAATAACCTGTACTTCTTTCAGATTGTTTGCTTTCGCCCAAGCATTGCATACAAACGCATCATTTACTGTAAAGCAGTAGATTGCGTCAATGCCTTCTGCATAGATTTCGGGCGCTAACTGTTCAAATGAAGGAAGTTGGTAGGTAGAGCAAGTTGGAGTAAAGGCTCCAGGAAGTGAAAAAAGTAGAACTCGACTGTTAGAAAACAAGTCCCACGTAGTTACTGCTTTCCAGTCATATTGATCTCGTGTACCATCGTAGATACGAGTTTGAAATGTTACTGCTGGAATAAGTTCTGGTAGTGAGCGCCAGTAGCCACGCTCTTCGTATTCGTGGCGCTCGTGTTCGGTACAATAAATAGCCATTTAAGCCTCGCTGTAAATTAAGTTAGTGTGTGCATGATGTTGTTCATCTTGCCGAATGTACTTCAACATCTCGTACAGGGTAGCATCCGGTAAGAGATTATAGTATTCAATAGCAATTTGAGGAGCAGGAACATTCTGAATACGTCCTGCATCAATTTCCCCCAGGTAGGCAGTATAGCTTTGTACTGCTTCTTCTTCAAAGTAATGTATCATAAGGTGCGCTGTACGAGGCGCTACTAGATACATGAGAAGGTAGTAGTGCCAGAATATAAACTGTGCAAGTATGATAAGACCCCGCTCCAGCTTTGTAGGCTGTACTACCTCCATAATAAACATCAAATGCTTACGTTCGTTCTCCGCTTCCGCAAGCATTTCGTGAATCTTACTACCCTGTCCTTTCTTTAGCCCGCGCAGGCTCGACAGGTGTGTAAGCATTCCGGCAACCATTCCCGGTACTCCAGCAATGGTTTCCAGAACTACAGCTCTATGACCATACCGCTCTCGAAAGAACATATCCGCAGTAAAGCGAAAAAACTTGGTCATAGATTTTGCAACAATTTTGTTAGACATTCTCAAGTCTTGTCATTAACCTCTCTGCTCGATTGCCTACTTGCTTGTGCCAGCGTGAGTCTCGCCCTTCGATAGCTGCTTGAGACCATTCGCCGTCCACAAGATGGGCATTCATTTTTTTGAATTTGCCAAGTCTTGGGCGACCGAGGTTGAACATCATGTTTACGAGTATTTCTTGTACTTCGCCAGGGAAGCCTTCCCAGACGTCTGGGCCATAGAGTGCAACGCATTCGCTTACAGCCACATCGAGATCGCTTTCAAAACACTCGATGACTCGCTCAACTGAGACTGGTTCTCCGACGTCATATCCGTGCTCTGGATCTGACTCAAGCACGAGATGTCCCACTCCGAAGGTTTTGTACCCAAGATGGTCCAAATAAATTTCATACACTACTCCTTCATCAATTTTGAGCTGTTCGTAAACTGCTTCTCTGTTCATTTAATTCTCCGAAAATGCGGGGCGCGAAGACCCCGCTAATGCTTTACGATTCTTTACTCGCAGACTTAGTGCCGACAAAGCGCCACTCCTTCTTTCTTTTATCGTATTCATGTACAAGTACAACATCGGTTAGCCCTGCCCTAAATGGAGTGGGCTTCCTTAGATCAATGCCATAAACTCGTACTTCTTCCATTTTTTGTGCTCTCCGTCCTGGCCCTGTTTCTTTCTTTTCTGTTGCCAGACCCGTCTGAGCAAATAGTACAACTCCAAGAGCTGTAAGTACTACTAGCTGTTTCATATATCTCCTATGAAATAGTAACCTTAACTGGTTGCAACTCCTTAGGGATTTCTTCATGCAAGTCGATGCATAGCAGACCACGTTCCATGTAAGCTCGATCAAGAATGACGTGTTCGCTTACTCCGAACGTTCGTGTGAAACACTTACCACTCAGTCCTTTGTAGACATAGGCTTCTTCAGCAGGCAATGCTTGCTTTGTAAGTCCTTCTACTTTTAGAACTCCTTTGTGTAGGCTAATTTCGATGTCCTCTTTGTTCCACCCAGGCACAGCTAATTCGATACGAAAACCTGTATCTCCAACTTTTAGGATATTAAAACGAGGATAGCCGCCGTCAAGAGTTCCGGCAAATAAGTTTGTGTCCATGAATCGGTCAAAACCTAACAGATATTTCTGCAGGTCAGCCATAGCTAACTGCTTAGTCATAAAGTTCTCCTTTTATGAATTGCGTCCTTTCGGTACGCTGGGGTTCTTTCGATACCACCGGTTTATAAAAATAAGGGATTGTAGGCTCCCCCGGGCCGTTTATTCTGTGCCTATCTCAAAATGATGGTAGTCAAGCATAGGTCTTTTATCTTGTCTTCGACAAGTGTCGATGTAATCATTTGTAATATCTTCAATGAATGTAATATCCAAAGTACACAAATCATCAATTAAGGGAGCGCCTCCCCAACGAAGTTTAAATCCTCCAACTTCTCGGGCTGCATAAATCATACCCTGAGTGAGTTCGTCATAAACTTCTACTTCTAAACAGAGACGATTTCCGATAAAAATTCCAAGATCTACAGCATATCCGTATAGGTGTGCAGAGTGCCCTGACGCTCGTGCAGCTCCTTTCTGCCACAGCCATTCGTGCTCTTTTTCTGTTCGCTTACCTTCAATTACTTGAATATTTAGGTCTGAACACATACCAGATACTTTGTGTACGCACTCAGCCAATCGCTTATCTATGCCCTCTAGCTTTTCTAGGCTAGCATCTGACAGGTAAAACTGTCTTCCAGAATAATCGACATCTTCAAATGTTTTGGCAACTTCATTAGTCATTTGGTTCATCTACCTCTATTGCTCCGGTGTTAATAAAATAGTCGACAGTAGCTTCTATACCATCACGCCGACCTAAGTGAAATGCAGTCTGGGCACAGCCAAACATACAAATTCCAAAAATTAGATATAACTCAATCAAAATGATCTCCTTACAAAGCGCAGAAGTGCACTCATCAATGACATCATTATACAGAAAAATGAAACGAATGTCAAGATATTTTTTTGACGACCTCATTAAAAAAATAATGCTTGACTTTTGATTTCATTTCCCTTATAATAATCAATATGAAAATATACAGTAAAAAACCGTGGTCGCAAAGGGAGCGTCAACTGCTGAAAGAGGTTTACGGAAGTTCAAATGAAGAACAGCTACGTGAACACTTTCCAGATAGGACGTATAACTCTGTGCGTAAGCAAGTTTCGTATTTACGAAAAAAAGGCTGGACATTTAATGCCATCAGTAAAAGTAAGAAATAACAACGTAAACTCAGCACTTCGCGTTTTGAAAAGAAAGTGCACAGATCATTTGTGGGAAGTCCGCGAAAAAGAATTTTATACTAAACCCTCGGAAAAGCGTAGGAAGGCAAAGAAGGCCGGAATCGCTCGAGCGAGAAAGAAACTAGAACAGGAAAGGAAAAAATATGATACCAAGCAATTTTGAACTTGCAGGCGATTTCATGGAGGCCTTTGGTCAAGAGGTACAAGTTCATCCGACTTGGCCTGACTTTAGTACACGTGAATTACGCCTGGAGTTGATTCGAGAAGAATATGAAGAACTGGAAGAAGCTATTGAGAACCGTGACCTCGTGGAGGTTGCCGACGCTCTTACAGATTTGTTATACGTTATCTATGGTGCTGGTCATGCATTTGGTATTGACCTTGACGAATGCTATCTTGAAGTTCACCGGAGCAATATGAGTAAGCTCGGTGCAGATGGCAGACCTATGAAAAGAGAAGACGGCAAAGTCATCAAGGGGCCAAACTTTTTTGAGCCCAATCTAAAAGATATTCTAGTAGAAGCCTAATGGATATAGGCTTACTAGGGTTGCTCGCAGTCTTTATGTGTCCGATGGTATTTGGGGGTATTACAATGTACTACTCACATGAGGCTATACACAAAGAAACTTTAGATAGGTGGAAAAAGCAATGTACTCAGATAAAGTAATAGATCACTATGAAAATCCTCGCAATGTTGGAAAGATGGATAGAGAGGATAAGGATGTTGGTACAGGTATGGTGGGAGCACCTGCTTGTGGTGATGTCATGCAACTTCAAATAAGAGTTGAGGATGGAATCATTGAGGACGCAAAATTTAAGACCTATGGCTGTGGTAGTGCTATTGCTTCTAGTTCTTTACTCACCGAGTGGGTCAAAGGTAAAAGTCTTGAAGAAGCCGGGCGAATCACTAATACAGACATCGCACGAGAACTTACACTACCTCCAGTAAAAATACACTGCTCAGTACTTGCAGAGGATGCCATCAAAGCTGCAATCGCAGACTATAATCAAAAGGAGCACACGGCCAACAATCAATGACCGTGATCTGGCTGTATCTCGTACTCGAGAGCAGCACAGTTATATACTCTTCTGGAAAAGTCACTCCTGTTACTTTATGTAGATATAAAGAATACCATACAGAGAGTGATAAAAAATATAATTTCTACATTGGAGTCAACGAGCGTTGTCCGCCATATGTAAGACACAAAAAAGGGGCCTAAGCCCCTTTTTCTTTATGTGATTACTACAGCTTTAGTAACTTCACATCTATGTGTTTTCTTCCGTGTTTTGAGTATCACGGTTGATCCTTTCTCTGGCCGCCCCCGTACTTGAATGGCCGTAGGTCTACTTGTAGTCGTGCAGCTTGTAACAAGCGCGTACGTTTTTCCTCGTTTTTCGACTACCACAATCTCCTGAGAATATGCACTTACAGACAGCAACAAGGCTGCCATACCTATTAGATATTTCATTGTATTCTCCTATCGTCTCACGACGATCTCTGTCGCTTCACAGCGTATGAATTTTAAAACAGTACTCGACTGTAATAATATTGTAACATTTACTACCAATTTTTGTCAAGAACTATTTTTGTTATGCCTTGTCCAAATCGTGTAGAGTAAATACTCCACCTTCTTCTGTTACATATGTAGCAATCTCCACAAATGTTCCTGTGTTTACTACACTCTCTGTTATCATCGGCATATGCGTGTGACCATATACAATTACATTTGCACTGTACTCATTTCTATAATTCTCGAGTACAGCATCCATGTTGAATGCTTTTGCAATTAACTTTTTTACTCGGTCTTTTGCCCACTTTGAAAAACTCCAGTATGAAAAGCCAAACGCACTGCGAACAAAGTTTACATACTTGTTTAGATGCAGTCCGATATGATAGAGATAATCGCCTACCAACTGTGTACTTCTACTTACACGGTCGAGCTGATCTCCGTGTATGCAGAGTATTTTCTGTTTTCCACTTTTGTACACGTACTCTCTACAGAGTTTTAACCCTGCAAGTCGATTCGTGTACTCTTGTAGATAGTAGAGAGGATAGTCGTGATTTCCGATAACGTACACAACCTCTTTGTTCTTTGCAATCTTGAGTATTTTTTTCAGCACTGCAGTATGATGCTCGTCCCAGTATGGACGTTTCATCATCTGTGCAATATCGAATATATCTCCTACCAGCACGAGACGGTCAAACTTCTCTGTGTTTAATACTTTCAATATGTCAGATGCACGAGAAAAGCGAAATCCAATATGAAGATCGCTCATAAGTAATGTTTTCATAGCCAAAGTCCCATATTCATACCGTTGTGTGCAATAATGAAAAAGCACGTTACAATATGTACTAGCCACCAAAAAGTGCGAATACCTGCCACGATATCCGCCTCTTTATCATTTCCTACTTTGTTTCCGAGAGATTGAGCCCAGATGCGCCACCACTTTCGTTCATCTACTACTCTATACTTACTCATAGCCGCTCTGACCCCGCCGCGTTTTTTCTCGACGTTGTATGTCTCGTCTTGCCATCATCTCTGTAGCACGATATTCCCACACCCAGGGTAATAGTCCGTGTACTATCATTACAAATCCTACTGACCAAGCAAATCGCAGATGTTCAAAATAGGTTTCTCCTGCTTCATGCAGATGACTTAATCTACGGGCCATTCCATTATCTCCCACTCACCTTCGTAGTACATTCCACTTTCCATGATGTATTCATAGGCTGCTTCATAAGTTTCAAATGGCTGATCTGCAAAGAGCACGCCATTCAGCTCGATATAATAAATAAAATCTGTATTCAACTTGTACATTACCTCAGATACCACATTGTAAACAACTGTGCCTGTAGTATAACCATAAAGAGTAGAAAGTGTCCTACTGTTATTGCTTCGTTCATTCGTCCTCTCCTTCTCCACCCATTGCGAGCCAAAAACATACTACTGCTGTTGCGATTAATAAAAATGCTGTTTCTAACATTATGCCCACTCCTTCATAATTGCTACTGTAAGCATAAACCATGATACTGTGTTCAACATGATTAACGCTCGATCTCTCCAAATTACGGACACCCAAATCCACAAGAGAATGCCCACCCAACCAAAGTATAAATCGTACATTCGGTACTCAATACCAGCAGCTCTCATAGCGAGGCTAAACAGTATTATCACCGATGCACCCCATTTTAAATACCACTGAAAATCCTCAGTGTACCAATTACGGTCTGGCTTCGTTTTACCGAGAGCACGTACCATAGGATTTCCAACTCCTTTATTTCCGTCTTTTTCCATTCCTACCTTCCAATAATGCACTTTATTTTGTTTAGTTCACACCACTCTATCAACTAAACCATATACCTACTCAAAAATAATACTTTTATTGTGCCAAAAAATGTGGTAAAATAAATCCATATTTGATGGACAATATAGTCAATCATAACTTCTCACCAAGCTAAAAGATAATCGTTTGAATGTGTGCGTTTCGTCTGTCACCCGTCGGCGCCAGCCGTAAGGGTGCTAACACGAAGCACATAATGAAACCGATTATCTGCACTTCAATCCCCAACACGCAATGTGTTTTTTACTTGGTTCATCATGACGATTACATATGACCATGATAACCAAATACAACCGAATAACAATAAGAATAATTAACAATTCTACAACAATCTTACTCAAAATTTCTTTTAATTTCGTACAATTATGTCCGACCCAAAATTTTTTAAACCCCGTAAAAGTGTGTATTAATTTCCGTCTAATTTACGATGAATTATGTCGCGTACAGCTATAATTGGCAGTAGACACGCCATCATGAACATCCAGCCTGCGATCGAGAATAATACCACTTGAAATGGTAGAACTACTGCAGTCAATACTAGGTCCATCAATCCCACCTTGACCCCGCTACTGCTTTTGCAATCGAATACATTTCTTCCGCTTTTACACTCTCAAACTCAATCATATTCTTCTCTTCTATTACTCGCCAGCTTCTTACTGGTAATCGACGCTCACAGATCTTTACTGCTCTCTGCAAATCTGTTGGATTTTCGAATTTCCACTTT